AATAGAACAGACAGTTCTCGCGATGAAGAATTTTATAACGACCAAGGATTTTTTGTTGACGAAGATTTGTTACCCGAAGATGATGAGCCGCCAGATAAGTAGTTATGCGGTTGTATAGTATATATTAAAAATAGGAGATATATGAATACATGCACAAGTTGTAAAATAGAACTTGTCGATGGAGCTAATTGGTCTGCAAAAGGCAGGCATAAGTTTTGTAGGGCATGTTTTAAAAATAAATACAATAAAAAGAGAATGTTCTTAGATGGAAAATATATTCCCATTTCAAGTAAAATTCATAAACCAGGAATATTCAAGTCATTAGATGATGCGTGGTCACACGTTGAGTTAGACAATAAAGATGTTTCAGGAGAAATTTATATTATGACTAACGAGGCTTTTAAAGGTTGGGTTAAAGTAGGTATGAGTATTAATGCTAAAGATAGATTAACAAAATACCAAACTGGCGATCCCCATAGGTCTTATAAGTTATATAGCACATTCCATACAGAAGATAGACATGAAACAGAGGGACAAATTCACCAGATTCTACAAGCTGAGTACAAACGACAAAATGAGTGGTTTAAAGCTAAGCCTCAAGAAGCTGAATGGATTATTTCTCAATATTTTGGAGTAAGATATGAAGAAACAAATAAAAGCGCTAATTGACGGCGATGTATTAGTTTATTGGTCTGCAAATTGGGGCCAAACTAATTATTTTGACGTAGTAAATAGCGGTGGAGAAGTTTTGGATTCAAGAGAAAGCAAAAGATTTGCTCAAGATTCAGCTAATGATTTAATGGACTTTGGAGACGAAGACCTAATAGTTGAAGCTGGGGATATTCGCTTAACTAAGTGGAAATCCTGCATTGAGTTTATTGATAACTTTATTTTGAAAATAGTGCGAGATGCACAATGCGAAACTTTTGAAATCCATTTATCAGGAACTACTAACTTTAGGAAGGAAATTAGTGTAACTAAGCCTTATAAAGGAAATAGATCATCTGAAAAACCGTATTATTATCAAAAAGTAAGAAATTATTTAATTGATAAATATGATGTTGTTGTAAGTGTTGACGAAGAGGCTGATGATACATTGGCTATAGCCCAAAGTAAAGATCCAGATGGTACATGCATATGCACTGTTGATAAAGATCTTTGGATGGTTCCGGGTAATAAATACAACTTTAGAAAAGAAGAAGCAAGCTACGTAACAGAATTTGATGGCATGAGATCAATGCAATTTCAAATGTTAACAGGTGACCCAGTAGATAATATACAAGGGGTAGCTAAAATAGGAAAGGTAACAGCTGAAAAACTATTAGCTAAACACCCCGAAATTGATGATGCTTGGGTTGCAATTGCTGAAGCTTACAAGAAAGCCTATGGAAAATCTTACAAAAGCGTAATGATTGAAATGGGGAGGTTGCTCTGGATGAGAAGAGTAGAAAATGAAATGTGGGATCTTCCACAAATACTAAGAAAAGGAGAAATATAAATGGCAAATTTATTAGAAAATGTTGAATTAAGCTGGTGTTTTCTAGACCCTAAAAATCCTCAATTGAATTTTGAGAAAAAGCAGTGGTCAGCGACAGCTAATGTTGATAAGAAAACAGCCTCGGAGTTCAAAAAGAAAGGTTTAATACGCTCTTTACGTCCAGTTGAAGATGCGGATGGTAATGAAACAGGGCAATACAAGTTAACCTTTAAAGCTAACGCGGTTACTGCAGGAGGAAAGGAGCTTAAAGCGCCTGGGGTATTTACTAAAGACGCTGCAGGTTTAATTGTTCCTTTAGTAGGTGTAACTGTTGGTAATGGCTCTAAGGGGACTATTTCTTACGATACATATGATTGGAAATATAACGGGACTAGCGGCACTTCAATGTCACTTAAAAATGTTTTAGTCACCGATTTAATTCCTTATGAAGCTGATATTCCAGCGGGTTCTGAATTTGGAACAATAGAAAAAGGCGCAGAATTTGTTGAAGCTTCACCATTTAAAGATGACTCGGACTTAAATCTTGAAATTGATACGGACGATGACTTTTAATTAAGAACCCCTAAGTGGTTTTCTTGGAGGAGAAAGCTACTCGAAACACCAGGTAAAACTGGTGTCATACGCTACCGTTGAAAGCGTATCTGAAGAGATAACGGAATAAATAATATAAAAGGAGACACACATGAAAGAGCAACCAGGCGTATTTATTCGCCACGAAGCTTGCCCAGTTTGTGGATCAAACGACAATAGAGCAATATACGATAACGGCAATAAGTTTACTTATTTCTGTTTTGGGTGTGAAGATTCTGGTGTTGTAAAAGAGCAAACAACGGTTAAACAAACACAAACACAAGGAAATGAATTTATGAACACTAGAGAAACAGTTCAGGAAGTATCTACTTTTCCTGTAAGAGGTTTTAAAGAAAGAAGAATTAAGAAAACAATAGCTGAACTTTATGGTGTTAAAGTAGGATATAGTGAAACAGATGGAAAAACTATTCAGTTTCATTATTATCCAATAACTAATAAAGGCAAGGTTGTTGGATTTGAAAGAAGAGAAGTAGCGGATAAAAAGTTTACAGCTATTGGCTCGGTTAAAAATAGCGATGAGCTATTTGGTCAGGCCAAATTTCCACCAGGATCTGCAAAGAAAATTGTGGTAACTGAAGGTGCTTTAGATGCTATGTCGGTTCAGCAACTATACCAAAATAAGCAACAAGAATGGCCAGTAGTATCAGTTATTAATGGTGCTGGAAATGCGAAAAAACAAGTACAAGCTAATTTAGAGTACTTAAATAGCTTTGATGAAGTTGTTTTTATGTTTGACGCTGATGAGCAGGGGCTAGACGGTGCAAAAGAATGTGCTAAAATTATTCGTACAGGTAAAGCCAAAATAGCAGCTTTAGGCAGATATGGTAAAGATGCTAATGACTATTTAAAAGTAGACAAGTTGTATGAATTGGAAAAAGCAATTTGGAATGCCGAGCCTTACTCGCCAGCAGGTATTGTAAACTCTGCAGATACTTGGGAATTATTTCACGAGGATCGAAGGGAAGATTCGGTTTTATACCCAGAATGTTTTGGTGAAGTTAATAAAATGACTTACGGCAGAAGAACTGGTGAATTAACAATATTTACAGCCGGCACAGGAAGTGGTAAATCTTCATTTGTTAGGGAAGATATTTATCACATTCTTCAAACAACTGATATTCAAGTAGGTATAGTGTCTTTAGAAGAGTCTATTAGAGAAACACTTGATGGTCTTATTGGGCTGCATTTAAATAAAAGAATAACTTTGCCCGATGTTGAATTTGATAGAGAAGGAGATGAGGGTAGAGGAGCTTGGGAAGCTGTAGCTGGAAGTGGCCGGTTGACTATGCTTGACCATCAAGGGTCGGTTAGTGACAACTCTTTAATGGAAAAGATTGAATTTATGGCTGCTAGCGGTTGTAAATTTATATATTTAGACCACATAACTTTAGCAGTAAGTGAGGTAGATGGAAGTGTTAACGAGTCTATGGATAAGTTAATGTCTGATTTATTGAAATGTTGTAAAAAGTTTGATGTTTGGATTGGTGTGGTTTCACATTTAAGAAAAACTGGTGGAGGCACTAAAACTTTCGAAGAAGGTGCTAATATTACTGAAGACGCATTAAAAGGGTCAGGGTCTCTTAAGCAGATTGCTTTCCAAATTATCGGTTTTAGTAGAAACAAGTATGAAGAAGACGAGTTTGAAAGACAACGCGTAAAGATTAGCGTGCTTAAAAATCGCTTTACAGGATTTACAGGCCCCGCTGGTCATGCAAGATTTGACAGTGATACAGGCAGATTAACAAATGTGCCCGTAGAGTTTAGTCAATTATAAATAAAGGAGATATAAATATGAATGAAAAGCTCGTAGTTGACCTGGAAGCAAATGGCTTTCAGGCTGATGTTACTAAGCTATGGTGCATCAGCATGTTTAATATAGAAACAAAAGAAAAAGAAACTTTTACTGATTGTAATGATAATTATAGGAGTATTGAAGAAGCTCTTAAAATTATGTCAACAGCAAAACAAATTATTGGGCATAATTGGATTGCGTATGACCAAGTAGTGCTAGAAAAGTTGTACGACTTTAAAACTAGCGCAACGCTTGTTGATACGTTCCTTATGTCTCAATTATTGGACTTTAATCGCAAACTCGGGCGAACGAAAGGCAGGCATAGTTTAGCTCAATGGGGCGAAGCTTTAGGAGTTCTTAAGCCAGCGCAAGAGCAATGGGAAGTATACGAAGATGCTATGCTTAATAGATGCGAAATGGATGTACAAATAAATGTTCGCGTTTATATACAATTAATGAAAGAGTTTAAGAAATCAGGTATTCCTAAGTCAGTTATTCAACGTGAGTTTGCTATTGCTAGAATTAGCGCGCAACAAGTAAAAAATGGTTGGTTGATTGATGAAAGATTAGCTTTAAGGCACATACATTTTCTAAAGAAAGAAATTGAAACACTTAGGAAAAATATTGAGCCGTTAATGCCTAAAATTGTTAAATGCCCAGATGTCTGGGTTACTAATAAAGAATGCAACGAAATCTTAGGAACAGTCGGTATTAGGTATGACACTGAGTTAAAAGAAGGGCAACGCTTGAAAAAACCAATTTTACCAAGGTATACTAAAGCTGGCCAATTACATTCAGCGCAAGTTAAGTGGCTTGGGGAAGAAGTAGAAGTCCACGGTGCTTACTGCCGGGTACAATTTGACGACGCTAAATTAACGCAACACAGCGAAGTGAAAAAGTTACTATTTAAAAATGGGTGGAAGCCAACTGAATGGAATATGAAAAGAACTGCCGAAGGGAGAATGATTAGAACTTCAGCTAAATTAACGGAGGATTCCTATGGGTCTATTAAAGGGACTCTTGGCAAAGATATCGCTTTACACGCTACATATCAGCATCGCCTTAACACTCTTCAAAATCAAAAAGAAGAAGCAAAAGGCTGGCTAGGATCAAGGCGTAAAGATGGTAGAATTGAGTGCGTGCCATTTACTTTAGGAACAGCAACAGGTAGAATGAGTCACAAAAATCTAGTAAATGTTCCAGGGGCTAAAGCAACATTTGGCAAAGAAATGAGAGAAATCTTTATAGCGCCTCGTGATAAAGTTTTAGTTGGGTGTGATTTAGCATCTGCGCAATTAAGATTGCTAGCTGCTGCTATGGGAGATAAAACTTACTCGGAAACAGTTATTGCTGGTAAAGAGTCCGAAGGAACTGATGTTCACACGGTAAACCAAAAAGCCGCAGGTTTAAAAACTAGAGCGCAAGCTAAAACTTTTATATATGCGTTTTTATTTGGGGCAGGTGATACTAAAATTGGTTCTATTGTTGGTGGTAAAGCTAAAGACGGTAAAGATCTTAAAGCAAAATTCTTAAAGAGCTTTCCGGCATTAAGCAAGTTACAATCTAAATTGAGGTTAGATTTTGAAAAATCTGGTGGCAAAACTATTATTGCTCAGGATGGTAGAAAAATTCAAGTCGATTCTCCTCATAAATTACTTAACTATTTGCTACAAGGTAACGAAGCTATTCTTGCAAAAGAATGGGCTAATATATCTGCAAAGCTAATAGAAAAAAATAATATTGATTGTAAGCTACTAGCTATTATGCACGATGAGCAAAACTTTGAGTGCTCTGCTGAAGATGCGCCTAGACTAGCAACTATACTAGAAAAGGCTGCAACTATAGCAGGTGAGCAGTTAGGTTTTAATTGTAGAATGGATGGCACATCTAAAATAGGAGAAACTTGGTATGACATACACTAATGGCGAAATGCAGGAAGAAGATGGCATTTACTGCGAAAGAATAGATGGAGAAGTTTTATGTATGAAGTTTTCTGAATACATGAAAAAAGGTTTTGTGCTTTCTGAAGCATTACCAATTAAAGAAATGACAAACCCTCCAAAGGGTCATTAAATAAATTAAGCAATTTAACCTGTATAAAATATGGGTTAAATTGTTTTTTTCGCAAATAAAC